TGAACGCCCCACCAAATCCGAGACGAAATCGGGCAGAAAAGCGACTCCGAAAAACCAGCCCACGCGGATCCCCGACAACTTCAGCCTCACCAGTGCCATGGCCGCGGTGGGAGAGGCCCTCAACTTCACCGATGACGAGATCGAGTTCGAATTCGAGCAGTTCGTGGATTACTGGCGATCGAGCTCGAAGACCCACCTGGACTGGGAAGCGACCTGGCGCGTGTGGATTCGCAACGAGGCCAAGAGGCGCGAACAACGTGGTGGGGCCCAGATCCCCCGTACCCGCTCCCGTCGATCGAGCTCGCGGCCGCCGACCCCTCCCCCGACGTCTGCACCCAAGGCACAACCCAGCGAAGGCCGGCGATTAGCCGTGCCATCGCCGATGCCGCCTGAGGTCTGGTTCGCTGGGAAGCACCCGATCCGTGATCGTGGCGACATGCTGCGCGACCGGATCCACCGCCCCATCGTCCCCCCGGTTGGCACCGTATCGGCCGAAGAGTTCGCTGCCTGGCTGAAGCTCCAGAAGGACTGGGACCAGCACAACCGTTGACCCCCGAAAGGATTCCCATCATGGCCACGACCCTCCCCCACGATCCCAAGCCCGGCAAGCGCACTGGTACTCGATCGCTCCGCAACCCGATCACGCCGGCGCCGGACGGACCAGCTCCAGACGGACCGCCGGCTGACTTCAAGGGGCCGCTGCCGGCCCAGCCCGGGCCAGAGACGGCCCCGGATCCCGCCGACGTCACCTTCGACGCGGTGCGTGATGCGGTGATCGATCAGGACGAAGCGCACGATGAGCAGCTCGAGGCAGAGCTGAGCGCCCACGCCGAGGCCGAAGAGGCTGAGCCAGAGGGCCCGCCGAAGTTCGGTGAGACCCACCGCAACAAGGTCATCGATTCCACCAGCGGGCTGTATGAGCCGATCACCTGGAAGCGGCTGAAGACGGGTGACGAGTCGCCGTTCGCCGAGGCTCCGAAGCTGACGGAGCTTGCCAACCAGTTGCTCGCCGAGTGTGCGGAGTTCGAAAAGATCCGGGGTTTCAAGTACCGGATTATGTGGCGCCAGAAGGGTGGCACGAAGGCTGGTGAAGGTGTCCTGTCGGGGACCACGGTCCTGGGCGGGCTCGGCCGACACGATTCCGAGGCGCACATCCTGATCTGGTTCGCCGCGGACAACTGCAAGGACGCCGGCCTCGATGACGACACTTACAAGGCCCTGATGCACCACCGGCTCTGTGACGTCGGGTTCCGGACCACCAAGGACGGGGAGCGCCGGCCGCGCCTGGTACGGCCGATCGCCGTGCACCCCGCCAACCTCAAGCGGTTCGGGCTGTGGCACACCGGGGCGACGGAAGTCGGCCAGGTGATCAGTCAGCAGCGGCTTTTCGAGGCCGTGACTGATCCGGTGAAGGGCGCTGTGTGATGGCGACCCATCTGGCACCCGAAGCTCCGTATGTTCAGCGATTCCGGATCCAGGCCAGTGGACCGATCGAGATCGCGCCGGGAGTCTTCCGGCGCATCTCCCGCGTCACGGGTGATTTGGAGACCCATATCACACCCGAGGGGCTGGCGACCTTGCGACGTCGCCAGCTGGCTGGCGCCAACCACACCCACGATGCCCTCGCAGCTCGAGCACGGATTGCGCCGGATCCGACCAGTCGGACCTTGCTCGAGGTGGCTCACGTCATGCGGCGTTGTGCCGGCAATCGACGTCGGCAGCGGGGGGTGCGGCGATGATGACCATCGAGATCCTCCACGAGTCAGAGGTTCGTATGAGCCCGGAGACGCGCGTCTGTGAGGTCTGCCACCGCACCCTGCACCTCGAGTTCTTTCACCGCTCGGGCAACCACACGGCCGGCCGCCGGCGGACCTGCAAGCGGTGCATCGCCGATGCTCAGCGCCGGACCAGGAAAGCCCGTGGCGGTCGCGATCGACACCCTCGGTACAACGCTCGTGGTGACGTCTGGTGCAACCGCTGCCAGAGCTATCGGGGGGCCGAGGACTTCAAGCGCCACCCGAATCGGCCACATACGTTCTGGGCCTACTGCAAGCCCTGCACCCGGGAGATCGACCGGGACCGGTATGCGAAGCGAACCTCGACTCTGGAGCGGGCTATCGCCGATCAGGAACGTCGCCTCAAGCGCAAACAGAAGCAGCAGCGAAAGGTGTTTGCGGAGCGCCGCAAATTCCTCCAGGACTCGATTCTGCTGCTCCGCCGGCGGGGTCTCTCCAAGGCCGAGATCGTGCGCCTGACCGATACCAGCTTCGGAAGCCTGCTGAAGTGGGAGCGAGGTGAGACAAAGCGACCGGTTGAGGGTGTGTGCCGGCGATTTGGGGTGGTGGTCCGGGCCACGATGGGCTTCCCGCTCGATGAGCCGGTTCATCGCCGCCGCCTCCCCCACCCGGCCATGGCCGAGCTGCTGGCCGAGTGCTTGCCCCAGGTGCAGGCGATCCATGTGCGCAACTCGTGGGTGAACGGGAGGCGGTCGTGAGCTACCCCGCCACGGAACGCCAGCTCGAGTACGTGGAGGCGCTGACGTTGCGCCTCCACCTCTCGGCCGACTGGTTCGCCGGTTACTGCATTGCCACCTACGGTTCCGAGCCGACCGCTATGGACGTCCGCACCTGCTCTGCGCTTCTGGAAGAGATGCAGGGCTGGGCTGACCATCCTGATCGACTGCTTCGCGCCCAGGGCCAGCAGGACATGTTCGGCGGTGCGCTGTGAGCCGGCCGAGTCGCGGGGAATATCCCGCTGACTGGCAGGCGATCGCCACGGCGGTCAAGGCGGAGGCTGGCTGGTGCTGTGTCCGCTGCAAGCACCCGCACGACATCGCGGCCGGGTACATGCTGACTGTCCATCACCTGAACCTGGACAAGAGCGACTGTGCCTGGTTCAACCTGGTCCCCCTCTGCCAGCGCTGCCACCTGAGCATCCAGGCCCGCGTGAACATGGATCGGCCCTGGGTGATGACTCCTCACACGGACTGGTTTCACCCATATGTCGCGGGGTATTACGCGCGGAAGTACCTGCACGTCGACCTGACCCGCGCCGAAGTGGAAGCGCGGCTGCCGGAGCTGCTCGAGCTTGAGCGGCAGTTCGTTCTGGGCCTGATCGAGACGGTGGGAGGCTGCACGTGAAAACAGTCACCGCCCAGGAGTACCAAGCGCGGATCGGCGAGATCGAGGCGGCGTTCCCTGACTACGAATCCCTCGACACTGAAGCCCTCCTGGGCGAGTTGAGTCGGTTGGTGGGGTGTATTGAGATCCGCACGCATGCCCGGTTCGATGGCTATCCAGCGGACTACCGCGGGCCGGAACGGGTCCTCACTTACTCGATCGTGTGGACGTCCGACGTTGTCGGCATCACCCTCACGGCGAACGGAGCCCCTGATCACCACACCATCCGCCAGGCAGCGCTCTACTCACTCAAGGGAGCGCTGGCTTGGTGGCCACCCAGTGGAGTAACCCCATGACCACAACCACCAACGTTTGCCACGTCAACGATCACATCGAAGGCGCGGTCTACATCGGCAGGGCCAATGGCCGGAAGAAGCTCGCCGCCAGCCCCTTCGCCAATCCCCACAAGGTGAAGGGTGACCGCCAGTTGGCGATCGACATGTACGAGATCGACATCACCGAGGGCCCGCTGCGGCCCCTGTTGGCGGACCTCCCGGCCCTGCGAGACAAGCCCCTTGCCTGCTGGTGTCGCCATGATGGTGTGCCCTGGTCGGCTGATCTCTGGTGTCACGGTGACGTCCTGGTGAGCCTGCTCAACGACAACACCGACGACGAACTCCGGGCCATGGCGGCTGCCCCGATCCCGCTGCACTGGTGCCAGACGTGCAACCAGCCGATGAACGCCGGCCGCTTCGCCGATGGGATTGACGAGCACGGCGTTGAGTTCGGGATCTGGGAGAGCTACTGCACCAGGTGCGACCCGGACACACCACGCTTCCCACCCCAGGACGTTCTTCGCCGGGCCCGCTGCAATCAGCGCATCAGCCTGCGAGATGCCGGCGACATGCTGGGCCTCTCCCCCTCTGAGGTGTCCGCGATTGAGATGGGCCGGGATCAAGCCGAGCCTGAGGTGCTGGAGGCCATGGCGGCGTGCTACGGCCCGTTCTGTCGCGTCTGCGGCTGCACCGATGAGGCTGCCTGCGAGGGTGGCTGCTACTGGATCGAACCGGACCTCTGCTCGGCGTGTGCGGTGGCCGAGGGGATCCCACCTGACGAGCCGGAATGGCGGAAACGGCAGCGGGTGCGAGATCTCGAGGACCAGGTGCACGAGCTCCAGGAGGCCGTCGCCGAATTGCAGGGTGTGCAACCCGCCGAGGGGCACCAGTGGATCCGTGAGCAGCTGGCTCAGGACGGCCAATCGTGAGCATGTCGGCCGAGCAGTTCCGGAAGCAGGAAGCCCAGAAGGGAGCCGAGAAGCTCTGGCAGCGAAAGATCGTCAACATGGCCAAGCTGTGCGGCTGGACGGTCACTCATCACCCCTACTCGATCGGCGCCAATCCGGGGTATCCCGACCTCACCCTCTTCCGCCCAGGATTCGATCCACTCTGGATCGAAGTCAAGGGCCCCAAGGGCCGGCCCAAGCCGGCCCAGGTCGAAATGCTCGAGATCATCAACCAGACCCGCGGGGCGACTGCGATCGTCGCCTACCCCGAGGACCTCTCGGCCGTCGACGAGTTGCTGGCCGGCCGTGAAGTCGAGTTCTTCTACGACCACCGGGATCCTGTGCTGCGGGTCCGACTACCCGAGGAGTTATGACGAGATGACCGCTACCAGTCCCCTCTTCTGGCCGGCGGGCCAGCAGCGCACCACCAAGCGCCACCCGGCATCATTCCAGATGACCGGCGCCAAGGCTTACGAGCACCTGGTGGCCGAGGTGCAGCGCCTCGGCGGGAAGATGCTCAATGTGACGAGCAATCTGCCGGTGACAAAACTCGGCCGACCGCACTTCGGCGCTGGCAAAGCGGCTCTGCAGGATCCCGGCGTGGCGGTCTACTTCGAGCGCAAGGGGGTGGACGTTTGCATCAGCTGCGATCGCTGGACCACCGTCGATGACAACATCCGGGCGATCGGTCTCACGATCGAAGCCTTGCGCGGGGTTGAACGCTGGGGATCCCAGGAGATGCTGGACGCGGCCTTCCGTGGCTTCGCTGCCCTCCCCGCCCCGGCTGGCCCTGATTGGTGGACCGTGCTTGAGGTGGAGCTTGGGGCCTCGCGGGCAGAGATCGATGCGGCCTACCGGGCCCAGCTGAAAAGGCACCATCCTGACGTCGGCGGGACGCCCGAGCAATTCCACGCTGTCCAGGAGGCCTATCAGGCGGCGACGTCACTCAGTTGATCCGGTATGATGCTGGAGCGGGTCGGTTGCGAATCCAGTGAAATGAGAGAACCGTATGTTCGGTATCCCTATGCCTGGCGAAGTCATGAGATTCACAGCGGACGCGAAAAATCTCCCGCTACTTCGTGAGCTCAATGTCTTGCTTGACCGCTTCAACGTAGTGCTCACTCGCAAGATGATGGAACCAGGTATCAACGCTTGGATCGTGCGTCCCTCTCGACCTCTCAACATGGTCTACATACTTGATCGAGAGAATCTTTGGTTCCTGGGAGAAGAAGCACACGGCATGCCATGCACTCGAGGTGTGTCGTTTGGGAATGACGAACCCAAGACCCGGGAAAGGATGGCGCTTGTCGGACAACGGGAGCTGGGATTGGTGGACCCATTCGTCGTTCAAATCCCTCTGTCGCTTCTCACTGACCTTGCCGACGATCCAGCAACGGTTGACGCCAAGCTGGAAGGTATTGCAGCTCAGCTCATCGTTGACGAATACCGGCGCCATCGAAATTCTCTAGCACAATTCCACTTCAGCCCGCTCTTTGGGCCTCCATCGCCGATTCTGAAACCCAACCAGTGCTTCGTGATTGGGCCGTTCAATGCGGCCCGAACGATCATCTACAACACAGTGATCAAACCCACCGTAGAGGCAAACGGTTGTTCGTGTCAGCGGGTGGATGAAACACACGAGAACCGTGCGATTACGCAGACGATTTGGCATTCACTCTGCGAAGCCCATTTCGTAATTGCGGATCTTACTGAAGGCAACGCGAACGTTTTCTACGAACTCGGTATTGCTCACACCCTTGGCAAAGAGGTCATTCTGATCGAGGAAGAATCCACGCAGGAGCCCAGAAAACGGATGTTCGATACCTATAGTCTGGCTGCAATTCTCTATAAGCCAGACGTGCAAGGTGGCTTCGCACTAAGAGATCAACTTGATGCTCGGATCAAAAAGACACTTGAGCGCGTAATCATTCCGAGCTCCCTCTGAGCAACATATCCCGTAGCAATTCCCCACCTCTGATTCACTCTGTTTGATGACGATCCCCGGTGAGCGCATAGCTCCCGGGGATCTGTCTGGTTGGCTCTGGGTTGCGAGTTTCATACCCTGCTATTCTGTGCTTATTGCGTCATGTGCATATGACGTCTGTTGCATCGAAGCAGGAGCCCCCATGTCAGAGCTTCCCACCCGTGGCGTCCGCCTCGTGTCCCAGGGCAGCGGTCGCACCGCTGAGGTCTTTGACCTGGAGACCGGCGAAAAGCTGCTCAACGTCTACCGGATCCAGCTCGATTTCAGCCGGCCGTCACCGACCGTGGTGCTGCACCTGGACACACCGTTCGTCTACGAGGGCCCGGCCCAGATTGTCGAGACGGCTCTTGAGCCGGCGCTACCTGCAGACAGCGGCGACGATGACCAGGCTTGAGGACCTGACCCCGGATCCCCACAACGCCCGCAAGCACGACGAGCGCAACCTTGGGATGATCCAGCACTCCCTCGAGCACCACGGCGGCGGCCGCTCGATCCTGATCGATGAAAACGACCAGATCATCGCCGGCCACGGCGTCACCGAGGCCGCGAAACGTGCCGGCTTCACTGACGTGCAGGTGATCGATGCGAAACCCGGCACGATCACCGCCGTGCGCCTGGTGGGCCTCTCCGATGAGGCGAAGCGGGAGCTGGCCATTGCCGACAACCGCACCACCGAGACCAGCGAATGGGACCTTGAGGAGCTGCAGCTGGCGCTCGACGACGGTGCCGACCTGTCCTGGGGCTTCACTGATGACGAGTTGGCGGCGTTGCTCGGCCCTGATGAGGAAGAGGGGCCGGACCCGGCCCCGCCTGGGCCAGATGAGGCCCCTGAGGTTCCGGCCGAGCCGATCACCCAACCAGGTGACCTCTGGACCCTGGGCGATCACCGATTGCTGTGCGGTGATGCGACGTCGGCCGACGACCTGGCTCGCCTACTCGATGGACATAACCCGGCAATGGTGTGGACGGATCCACCGTACGGGATGGATCTCGAGACCGACTACACCGGCCGCGCTCGTGGGGCGACGGGGGAGGGGATCCGGGGCCGGGCCTTCGAGGCCGTGGAGGGTGACGACCGGCCTTTCGATCCGCGGCCGCTGCTGCGCGCCTTCCGGAAGACGTCGGAGATCTTCCTGTTCGGAGCCGACTACTACGCCAGCCAGCTCCCCCGAAACGGCGGCATGTTCGTCTGGGACAAGTGTGTGACGGCCGAGGGTCGCGTGTCGGAGGGGGCCGAGCGGATGATCGGCTCGAGCTTCGAGCTCGTCTGGTCGAAGCAGCGCCATCAGCGCCAGATCGTGCGGGTGTTCCACCGTGGGTTCGCCTCGGCCGACCGATCGCGGCCGCGGGAGCATCCGACCCAGAAGCCGATCCAGCTGGCCGAGTGGTTCATCGAGCGATTCAGCAAGAGCGGAGAAATGATCGCCGACGTCTATGCGGGCTCTGGCACGGCGATCCTCGCCGGCGAGCGCCTCCAGCGGCCCGTCAGAGCGATGGAGATCGATCCAGGGTACTGCGATGTCATCGTGGCCAGGTGGGAGGCCCTGAGCGGCCTTCCTGCGATCCGTGGCTAGGGTCACCCCATGGATGTCGGGACACCCCATGGAGGCTCTGTAAATGGCCCAGTGCACAGCCACCAGCAAGCAGAGTGGAAAGCGGTGCAAACGCACTGCCACCCCGGGCAAGAAAACGTGCGCGTCGCATGGCTCGAAATCCCTGGCCGGGGTCGACTCCCCGACATTCCGCAGTGGCCGCTACTCGAAGGATCTGCCACAGCGGTTGCTCTCCAGGTACGAGGAGTCGCTGACGGATCCGCAGCTGCTCAGCTCCCTCGAGGACATCGCCCTGATCGATGCCCGGAAAGGGGAGCTGCTCGCCCGGGTCGATTCGGGCGAGTCCGGCCGGCTCTGGGAGGACCTGAGGGCCGCGGCGAAGGTGGTGCGAGCGGCCGAGCGCAAGAAGGGTGGTGCAGCGGACTTCAAGGCGGCCGTGATCGAGTTGCTCGAACTGATCGACCGCGGAGTCGACGACCTGGCGGCATGGAACGACATCATCCGGCTCATCGAAAAGCGGGAGCGGGTCGTGACGTCGGAGCGCCGGCGCCTGGTGGAGGCCCAGCAGAGTCTGCCAGTTCGCGAGGCGATCGCCTTCGCCGGGGCGCTCCTGGATTCGGTCGTGCGCAATGTCGATGATGCCCGTGCCCTTGCGGCGATCCGCGCCGACTTTGCGCGCATCATTGGCGACGATGGTGCTCGATCGCCTGGCACCGATCCCGACGCCTGATCCCGAACTCGATCCCTGGTTCGGGCCCAACGGGGCCTCCCGGCCGGCCCAGCGGCCCCCAGACGGAAAGTGGAAGACCTGGCTGATCATGGCCGGCCGTGGGTTCGGGAAGACCCGCACCGGCGCCGAGTTCATCCGCTGGCGACTCCAGAATTGGCAGCTCACCCGCACCCATCGCATCACCCTCGCCGGCCCGACATCAGGTGACATCCACAAGGTCATGTTGCGCGGTGAATCGGGCCTGCTGACCATCCTCGATCGCGAGGGCATCGACTACCACTACGTCCAGGACAAGTCGGTCTCGATTCCCACCTATCGGGCCGAAATCGTGCTGGTCTCGGCCGAGCATCCGGATCGCTTCCGCGGCCTGCAGCACGACACGGTCTGGGCCGACGAGATCGCCGCCTGGAGGTATCTCGCGTACGCCTGGTCACAGCTGGTGTTCGGTGCTCGCCTTCCGGGTGGACCGCCCCAGATCGTGGCCACCACGACGCCGCGGCCACTCAAGGCCCTGAAGGCCATCATCGCCAACACGTCGACGAGGATGACCACCGGCACCACGTACGAGAACTTCGGCAACCTGGACGAAACCTTCCACGAGCTGCTCGAGCAATACGAGGGCACCAACATGGGCCGCCAGGAGCTCATGGGCCAGCTGATCGAGGATGTGGAAGGGGCCCTCTGGCAGAGCTCACGCATCGATGAGACCCGAATCCACAACCCGGTGATCGCCGCCTACCTGCGGGCCAACATGAAGCGGATCGTGGTGGCCGTGGATCCGGCGACAACCTATGGCCCGGGGGCCGACCTGACCGGTATCGCGGCCGCCGGCGTCAGTGACTCCGAACACGTCTACGTCTTCGCCGGTTACGGGTTGCGGGTCTCGCCCGATGCCTGGGCCCGATCGGCGATCCAGCTCTATCTCGATCTCGAAGCCGACTGCATCACCGCCGAGTCCAACCAGGGCGGCGAGATGGTGCGGAAAACGATCCTGGACACCGCGAAGGAAATGGGGGTCGACGTCGCGGTGCACCTCGAGCACGCCAAGGTCGGCAAGCGGATTCGCGCCGAGCCCGTCTCAGCCCTATGGGAGCAGGGGAGGGGACATGTCGTCGGCCAACTACCCGAACTCGAGGACCAGATGAGCAGCTTCACTGGCGATCCGACGCTCGACGAAGAGGACGACATCGTTGACGCGCTGGTGCATGCCGTTACCAAGGCCCGCAATCGCAAGCCACGGCCCAAGGGCCAGACGAAAGGACACTGATCATGGCCACCGACGTCACACCGATCTCCTGGGCCGTACGGGCCTTCAGCGGCCGCCGCTCTGCGGCCTACCAACGGCGCAACGACTACCTGAACGGCAATCACCCGCTGGGCTTCGCCTCGCCGAAGTTCCGGGACGCCTTCGGCCGCACCTTCGAGGCCTTTGCCTACAACCGCTGCAACGTGGTGGTCGACGCCCACGCCGATCGGCTGCAGATTGCCGGCTTCACCCTCGCCGGGGCCAAGGAGAACGATCCCATCGCCAAAGACCTGGAGATGGTCTGGCAGGCCAATCGCATGGACGTCCAGGAGGGGCAAATCGAGCGCGAGCAGTTCGGCCTCGGTGATGCCTGGCTGGTGGTGGAGATGGATCCGGCAACCGGGATCCCGCTGATGTGGCCCCAGGAGGCGGACTCGGTGCGGGTGCGGTACTCCTACGAGCGCCCGGGCCACGTGATCATGGCCGCAAAGCGCTGGGTCGACGATGAGGGGAACCGGCGCATCACGCTCTACTTCGAGGATCGCGTGGAGCGCTACATCTCCGGTCGGGTGATCGGGGCCCTTGAGGGCTTCGGTGACGCCGGCCAGGCCTACACTCTGATCGACGGTGATGAGGGCACGGTAGTCCAACCAATCACGGACACGGTGCCCGTCTTCCACTTCGCCAACAACGCGCCGATCGGCCGCTACGGAATCTCCGAGCTGCAGGACGTGATCCCGCTCCAGGATGCGCTCAACAAAACGCTCCTGGACATGATGGTCGCGATGGAGTTCGCTGCCTATCCACAGCGCTACATGATCGATATCGCCCAGAACGGCCAGGGCCACGACGCGGCGGTGGCAGCCTTCCAGACCGGCATCAACCGGATCCTCGAGCTCTACAGCGTAACGGGTGAAGACGGCGAGCGGGTGACCCCCACAGTGGGCCAGTTCGCCGCCGCCAACATCAAGGGCTTCGAGGATGCCGCCGAGTTCCTGGACAAGCTGATCAGCCGCGTCTCCCGCGTGCCCGTGCACCACCTGCAGATGACGTCCAGCTTCCCCAATGGCATCTCCCAGCGCATGGCCGACGCTCAGTTTGCTCGCAAGATGACCGACCGACAGCGAGCAGCTGGTGCCACCTGGTCCGATGCGATGCGCTACGTCGGCCGACTGCGGGGGCACAAGATCGAGCCGGGTCAGGTCCAGGTGAAGTGGGAACCCGTGGCGCCACTCTCCGACGAGGAGACGCTGGCCATGGCGCTCGATCGCCAGGCGCTCGGCTACAGCTTCGAGGACAACCTGCGAGAGATGGGGAAGGCACCGGACGACATCACCCGGATCGTCACCAACGCCAACGCCGATCGGGCAGCCGAGTCTGCTCGTCAGGAGCGGCTCACCGGGCAGGGGTTGCTGCCACTGGGGGCCGGCATCGGTAGCCTGGCGTGAGTGAGATCGATCGCGCCATCACCGCGGGGCTCGGCGATCTCGAGGCGGGTGAGGCCGACGTTATCCGCAAGGTGCAGGCCGTCTACGAGCAGGCCTACCGCTCGGTGTCCACCGACCTCGAGGTGTTGCTGCGGAAGATCGATCGCGCCCAACGGGACGGGGAAGAGATCTCGCCTGACTGGCTCCGCCGACAGGCCCGCTACCGCAAGCTGCTGGCCAATATCACCGAGGTCTACGAGGCCGCCGGGGGCCGGGCCGCAACCCTGACGGCCGAGGCCCAGCGCATCGGGGCCCTTCACGGCTACCAGGTGGCTGGTGATCTCCTGGACCTGACCATGCCAGGATCCACGATCGCCTTCGCCACGGGAGAGGTGCCCGCTGAGGCCGTCAACCGGTTCGCCTCCGCGACTACCCTAGGCAGCCCACTCAACGACGTCTTCAGCCGGTGGGGATCCCAGGCGGTACAGATCTTCGAGCAGACGATCGGCGCCGGCATCACCGAGGGACACGGACTCCGGAAGACGGCGCGGCGATTGCACCAGCAGTTGGCAGGGCAAGGGACCAGATCCGCGGTGGAGCGGATCGTGCGGACCGAGTCGATGCGGGCCTTCCGTGGGGCCCAGGTCGACCAGTACCGGCGATCAGGGGATGTGCAACGGGTGCGGTGGGTTGCGGCCCTCTCCCAGCGAACATGCCTCTACTGCCTGCACATGCACAACCAGACCTTCCCGATCGATGAGGCGCCGACCAGCCAGCATCCCAATTGCCGGTGCACGCTGACTCCCGTCCCGCGGGTCGCCTACGCCTCCCTGCAGCAGTTCTACGAGTCGGGTGAGGCCTGGCTCCGCCGGCAGCCGATCGACGTGCAGCTGGACATGATCGGTGGCAATCGCCAGGCCGTGGATGCCTTCCGGGACGGTAAGCTGACCCTGGCCAACTTCGCCGGCGAACGCAGCTCGAGCGCGTGGGGGAGGACAGGCTACCAGCGATCGGGCAAGGCCGCCCTGGTCGACGCCGGGATCCCGCTCCAGTTGCGCCGTCTTCGTGAACCGAGTAACCAGGGCCCAATGCCACCACAACAACCACCAGCACCAGGGCCACGCCAGTCACCTCAGGACACGGCCGCCATCGAAGAGGCTCGCATCCGCTCCATTGCTGATCACGAGGAAGCGATCCTGATCGACAGTGCGACTGGGGCCGTGGTGTGGCGGAAGGATGGCCAGCAGGCATCGGTCGACTTCAACGCGGCCGAGATCGCCCAGATGCGAGGCCAGGTGCTCACGCACAATCATCCCCTCGGGTGGAGATACCCTGCAGATGATCCACGCAGCGCCGGCAGTTCATTCTCTTCAGCCGATGTCGCCATGATGGTGACCGGTCAGCTGGCCGAAATCCGGGCGATCAGTCCGAAGTACCTGCACATCTTGCGGCCACCCAGTGCCAACGATCGAAGCCCGCAGGCCGAGCAATACCGAGCCCGCATCTCGAAAGACGACTACCGCACTATCCTGAATCGCACGCAAGTCTTCAGTGACATCGTTCGCTATCACAACCAGCAGCGCGTCAACGACCCAGGTGATCCGCTCACCAGGGAGCAGGCAGAAGCGAATCATGCCGATCTGGTGATGCGCGAGTTGGTCGTTGCCTGGGGTGTAGAATACGAGCGAAAGGAGTGGATTCCATGAGTACCAGAGAACCTCTCGTGAAGGGTCTGGACGTTGGTCCCGAAAGCGACCCCGAATGGATCTATTCACAGCCTCCCCAGTCCGCCGAAGAGTTCGATCCAAGCCAAACCGACGACCCCTATGCCCGTAAGCTGATGATCGATCTCCGCCGATCGGCCGGCCTCCCAGACTATCCAGAACCCTCCACTGGGCGAGACGCGGCCGACTAAGCGAGCCCATATACTGCAATCCAGACGAGGCCCCGGTGACGTCACCCCGGGGCCTCGTTGCGTTCCGGGCCGGGCCCCATCGGCCCCATCATATGCAAATACCTACATGCTGATATGCTGTGACTTGCACATGCGTGCTGACCCGTCGTCATGGCCAGGAGGTCACATGGAACGTCTGCGGAGTCTCCGGTTCGGTCTCGTCGCCCTGATCCTCGCGATGGCGTTCGGTGTTGCCGGCGTCTCTCCGGTCACCGCCGACGATGCCGCTGGCCCCTTCGCGACGCCGATCGTGGAGACGCCTGAGCCCACTGCGGTCCCGGTCACCGAAACGCCGACCGCGACCGAAGCTCCACCAGGTCAGGAGATCATCGACGAGCTGATCGATGTCCTCACCGAGATCCTGGCGAGCATCAGCCCCACGCCAACGCCGGACCCCATCGCCCAACTGATCGCCGAACTGATCGCGATCCTGACGGAGATCCTCAACTCCGCCTAAGCCGACTACTGACCGCGGCCCCAGCCGCTTATTTCTGCCGATGTGACGGGTCAGCGCGCCAAACTGGCCCTTCGCATTTCCCCAGGATTGCTACCAGGCCGCTGAGCGGCCACCCACGCAGCTATGAGAGGCCCCGGAATACTCCGGGGCCTCTCTGTGTCTTTAGGGCCGCCAGCGGCCCACCAGGGCCGAAAGCGGTCTATGTATCATGCAACACGATGCTATGATGCCAATTGCACGGCACTTCGGAGTGTTTCCGAAACGAGGCGCGGGATGATCCCAGCCAACCAAGCGCGGAGAGCGTGATGCTACGGCACTTGTTCCGACCGGCCATTTATCAGTTTCTCGACGGCGAAGGCGGCGGCTCTGGCGGCGGCACGGGTGATCCGGGCGGCGGCGAGGGCGGTGGCACCGGAGAGGGACCAACCCAGGCTGACATCGATCGGCTGAAGGGGGCTCTTACTTCCGAGCGAGGTCTCAATGCAGAGATCAAGCGATTAGCCGCCGATAAGGGTGTAAGCGTGGCGGACCTGATTGCATCGCTCAGTGGTACCCCGAAACCTGACGAGACGAAGCCTGATGACCAGACTGCAGCGGCCCTCAAGGCCATGCAGGAAAAAGTCGATGCGCTGACCAGGTCGGCAGAGGAAAGCGAGCGCAAGGCCCAGCAGGCAATCATCACCGCCGAGCTGACCACCGCCGCCACCAATGCCAAGGCACGCAGCACCGCCGCGGTGGTTGCCCTCCTGAAGGATGGGATCACGATCGACGCCGATGGCAAGCCAGTCGGTGTCGCTGAAGCGATCGAGGGGCTCCGCAAGGCGGATCCTGGCCTCTTCAACGTCGGTGACCGCATCGATGGCGGGCGCCCCGCGCGCAAGGACGCAGACATCAAGCCCGGCGTCGATCGCATGGCCGACGCCTACGCAACCGAATCGACCACGGCCAACATTCGCTGACCCAGCGGCGGCCATGGTCCATCTGATCGAGGGAACCTGACATGGCCGTAACCCTGTCCCAGTCCGCGCTGCTGTCGGAAACGAAATTGCAGCGCGGCGTGATTGAGACCTTCATCATCGAGTCGGTGATCCTGGACCGGATTCCACTGCTCGAGATCCTCGGCAATGCCTACGCCTACAACGAAGAGAGCACGCTGCCGGGCATTGAGTTCCGGGCAGTGAACGGCTCCTACACCGAGTCGACCGGCGCGGTGAACCAGAAAACCGAGACCCTCGTGATCCTCGGTGGTGAAGCCGACGTCGACACCTTCATCCAGCAAGTGCGCTCCGACCTCAATGACCAGCGGGCCGTCCAGACCCGGCTCAAGGTCAAGGCAGCCACCTACAAGTTCCAGGACACCTTCATCAATGGCGATGTGGCCGTCGACGTCAATTCCTTCGACGGATTGAAGAAGCGTCTCACTGGCAACCAGGTCATCTCGGCCGGCACCAACGGCCTCGCTGTCCTCGGCGCCGACGATGCTGCCCGTCATGCGTTCTTCGACAAGCTCGATGAGCTGGCGGCCGCCGTTGAAGGTGGGCCTGATGCGTTCTACCTGAACCAGTCCATCCTGGCGAAGATCAAGAGCTCGGCCCGCCGGCTCACGATGTTCGACCAGACCACCGATTCCTTCGGCAAGACGATCACCACGTACAACGGGATCCCGTTGCTGGACATCGGTAAGAACGCGGCTGGCACCCCCATCCTGCCCCAAACCGAAACCCAGGGATCGAGCAACGTTGCAAGCTCGATCTACGCCGTCCGCTACGGCCAGGACGAAACCGACCGCGGTGTCACCGGCCTCACCAATGGTGGTGTCCAGGTGAAGGACCTCGGCGAGCTGCAGGCCAAGCCAGCCTGGCGCACCCGCATCGAGTTCTTCTGCGGGATGGCCCTCTTCGGAGGCAAGGCTGCGGCCCGGCTGACCGGCGTGCTCAACGCCTGATCCTCTTTTCCACGCCTTAGTGAACTGATCGCATCGGCGGCCGGATGTCGGCCGCCGATCGCCAGGAGACCCACACCATGGCTGAATCCCAGACCGACCCCGAGGTTCGACTTGGGGACCTCGATCCCGAGCAGCTCGACAAGAATTTCACCCGCCCCCAGCTCGAGGAGATAGCCGGCGAGTTGAAGATCGAGGGCGTCAAAAGCATGGCCAGAAAGGAGGACGTGATCACCGCGATTCTCCAACATCAGACCGCGGCGGATCCCGGCCCTACGGAGCATCCATCCCCTTCGGTCGTCCCCAACACCGTCGTGGTTGCCGCTGACCAGGTGCTCAGCTCCGACCAGATCGCCGCTCTCGATAACCAGGACGCTCCACCCCACGACGCCGAAGAGGCCCTGATCGCCGAAGCCAGGGCCGCCGGTATGACGGTGGAGGAATACCGGGCCGTCCTTGAGGGCCGGGATCCCAAGGCCCAGACGGCCAATCTCATCGAGCAGCCAACCGAGCCGGTCGACGGTGAGGGCCAGCGCATCGAGACCTGGTTCACGCATCGCCCCAACGGCCAGCGGGTGAAGGTCACCCGCAACATCGACACCGGCAAGCACACCGTCACGCCGGCGCCGCTGGAGGGCCCCACTGCATGACCCAGCCAGTCAAGCCCGTCATCATCGAACTCGCCGATGGCGCCACCTACGGGGTAGCGAGTGCCGCCGTCGCCAGACGTGTCTATCCCGACGCCAAGATCATCGGCCACCAGGACGGCACACCCTACGAAGAGGAGGCACCGAAGCCGAAGCGGGTGCGCAAGTCCCGCGCCAAGCAGCCGGCTCCCCCGGCGGTCACCCCGGAAGGGGAGGGCGATGGCAACGCTGAGTGATGGGGCCCTTGCCCTGCAGCTGCTCAAGGATGCGCTGGCGTTCGGGAAGACCGACCCGGACATCGATGAGAACCAGGTGACCCGCCTGCTGACCCAGGCGGCCGTCGTGGTGGAGGTCGGGCCCAGCCCGGTCTACACCTCCGATTCCCTCAATGCCGCAGCGGCCCAGGGCTGGCGCCAGAAGGCCGCGCTGGCCTCCGGGGAATACGACGACCTGGGCGGCGGCCGGGGCAAGTACCTCCGTCGCCCCGTCGGCCTGGCGGAACGGTGGCGCGGTTTCGCGGGGGACTACCTCACGGGTCGCGCCGACGTCCTGGGCGGGATCCCGGCCGGCAACGGTCCCTCGAGCGGATCCGCGCGGATGATTTCGAGCCTCGCCGCGGAGTTCCCACTGTGAGCACGCCGGCCGACAAGATCGCCGCGATCTTCCGGGAAAAGGCCGCGCCCCTGATCGCGAAGAACTTCCATGTGGCCCGGTACGAGCTGCTCGACCCGACGAAGAGCAACGACGGGCAGGGTGGGCGCATCAGGACGCCGGCGGTGATCGAGACGGGGCGCTGCTCCCTCGATCAGTCGGACATCCGCGGCCAGGATCGCCAGGAGGTCAGCGTGGCGATCGCCGAGGGCGCGTATATGGCCGAGTTGCCGATCACCTCGAAGGTGAAGGCCTCGCACAAGGTGCGGATCACGGTGCCGAACCGGCCGGAAGTCGGAGAAAACGAGATCCGGACGTTCAACATCATCGGCCAACCGCTCAAAGGTGACGACTCCGAGATGTTCATCACGGTCTACCTGGAGCTGGACCGATGAGCGGTGTGCGGGTGGGGGTCCGGGTCATCCGGAACCAGTTGCCCCAGCTGGCTCAGGAGTTCAGGCCCAACGTGGCCCGGGCGATCAACAACGGGGTCGACAACTACATCGATGCCTCGAGCCAGATCATCCCGCGGGACACCGGGGCGATGGCCGGCAACCTGGACATCCAGTACGCCAGTCCGGGCGATCTCGAGGGGTCGGTGGGGTACATCGAGGACTACTCGGCCTACGTTCACGAGGGCACGATCTTCCAGCCACCCCGGCCCTGGGCCAGCACGATCGTCGACGCCATGGCTTCCGAGTACGTGGCAAGCATTCGCGCAGCTGCGCTGGGAGGGGCCTGATGTTTGCCTCAGTGGTCGCCGCCAGGATCCTCGCCTCGGTGCTGACCGGTGTTCCAGAGGTGATCGCCCTGACCGGCGCTCGCCTGCTCTATGACATGGTCGTGCCGGCCGACATCGCGTTGCCGGCTGGCCTCTTCTACTTCGAGAACCCGCAATACACGACGCCGATCGGCAACGGGGCCCTGCCCACCGGGCAGACCCTCCGCGGTGTCGTGCGCATGATCGATGACGGGGAATCCTTTCTCCCGCTCGAGGACGCCGCCTATGCCCAGTTCGAGGCCTTGCATGGCAAGCGCTTCGATCTCGAGCACCGGGGGCACATGTGGCTGGTCACGGTCGATGCCATGCAGGAGTACCCACTCCCCACGGTCACCGTCCGTGATCAGCCCTATCGACAACTTGGAACCATCTACAGCGTCAACGTGACGCGAGGAGCGTGATCCCATGGGATCGATCCAGAACCAGCAACTACTCATCCAGAAGGAGACGTCCCCCGGCGTGGCCGCGGTGAACGCCATGCGGTCCTTCCAGTCGCTCAAGCTGCGGCCGGGATACGGGGAAGACGGTGGCTCATCGTTCACCGGGACCGGGTGGCGGGGGACGTCGGCCCGAGTGCTCGGCGATGAATACGGCGCGCATGCCGTGGAAGGGATCCAGGACTTCCAGGCGATCATCCTGGTCCTGGGCTCCCTGCTGGGCACGCCAGTCACCACCACGCCGGACAACGTCAACGCGCCTTCCGCCCGGCAGCACGTCTTCACCCTGGCCGGCCGCGGCTCCCGCACGCCGGTCACCTTCACGGTCCAGTGGGGCGATACCTCCAAGGCCCTGCAGCTGCTCTATTTCGTCTTCAACTCCCTCACCATGGGGGTGAAGCGATCGGAGCTCACGTTCGAAACCTCGGGCTTGAGCAAGGCGCCGGACGACACCATCACCCTGGCGTCGACCGGCATCACCGACATTCCCGCCGTGCCGATTGCCTCCAACCAGTACAACGTCTTCGCCGATGACACCTACGCCGCTACGGGCACGACGAAGCTGCTCGCCTGCTACGACGCCTCGGTGGCTCTGGGTGAGACCTATGGCCGGGATGCGCCGATCAACAGCGCGCTGGTGTCGTTCCTGCAGCTGTTGGAAAACGAAGAGGTCGAATACAACGGTGCGATGCTGGTGGCCTTCGACTCGGTGTCCAGCGCCTTGCGGGCCAACTTCCGCAACGGGGCGACCAAGTTCATCCGCCAGGCCGTGGATGGCCCGATCATCGGTGGCACCATCCGCTACAAGCTCTGGATCGACTACGCCATCAAGATCATCAAGACAGGGGAGTTCGGCACCGCCCCCAATTCGCCGGTGGTCGTTCTGCCGTTCGACTACGAGCTGACGCCGGACGGCTCGAATCCGTTGATCAAGGTCACCCTCGTCAATACCCTGGCATCCCTCTAGGTTATGCCAGCTCGCGCCAGAGGGCCGTAGATGGGCCGCAGTGCCCGTCCTCGGCCCTTTCCTCCCCCTGATGCGCCTCAGAGCGCGTGGAGACCTCTCACATGCCTAAGCCAGCAACAATTGCGAAGAACAAGAAACCCACTCCTCAGCGAGCCCAGCTATCCTCGCTGGTCTCCAGCGTTACCTCCCAGCGAATCGATGTCCCCCTCGGCAACGGCGAAGTGCTGGTGCTGCAGTGCCGCGATCTGTCGGTCGGTACGGCTCGTCGCTTCGTCAGCGCCGGGAATGCGGGTGACGTCGACGCGATCGTGGCCACCTTCCTCGAGATCGCCGACGACTGGGGCACGGTGGATGAGGCCGGCGAGTTTGTGCCGATCCTGGATGCCGAGGGTGAGCCCTGGCCGCTCAACGAATCGACGGTCGATACCCTCGATATCGCGGTCTTCACCAAGATCGGTGAGGCTCTGGGAAAGCTGGCGGGATAGACAACGCGACGGCGACCGCCGAGATGATCGCGGGTTGGTGGTTGGCCCCTCACGTGGCCACGCTCGAGTTGCGAGAGGGACGCGGTGTCCCGCTCCCCGACTGGACCAGTGACATCGAGCTGGCCGAAGCCATCGGGATCAAGGCGTGGGAAATCGATGCCATCCCCCTCGGCTGGTACCAGCGCTACCAGGTCTTTTTCTCGGCCCGGGCCATCGTGCAAAGAGAGCGGGAGAAGCAGAAGCGATGATTCTCGAGCTCACCTGCAGCCGTCAGGGCCATGGCATCATCGAACGGCCCACCCACCTCGAGCGCAGCCTTGAACGCGCCGTCATTTCGGAGCGGATCTGTCGCAGCTGCAGCCGGCATCGATCGACACCCAGGATCCGGCGGACCGTCTACCACCGGTGGGACCTTTCCGGGGAACGACTGAAGGACCGGGTGGAACGGTGGGACCGACAGGACCATGATTGAGGGTGTGCTAATCTACCCCTAATGCCCCCATGAGGGATGCGGCTCGGACCGCGTGGCAGGGCCCATCACGCGGCCTTGGTACGACGGTCCGAGCCGCTTTTTATGGCCCTCTCAGCTGCGCAACTCAGCGTCGACTTCACAACCACGGGCGCGGATCCCACCGAGCGCGATATTCGCCGGGTGGGCAACGCCGTCCAGGACACCGACCGCAAGGGTTCGGGGTTCCTGAAGGGTGCCTTCAGCACCATGACCGGGTTCCTCGGCGCCGGGATCCTCACCGGTATCGGTAGCCAGGTCGTCAATCTCGGCAAGTCGTTCATCTTCGGGGCCAGTGACACCGCCGAGGCGCAGTCCCAGGTCAACCAGGTCTTTGGTGAATCGTCCGGCGTAGTCTCCACCTGGGCCGACTCCGCCGCCAAAGCGTTCGGTGTCAGCCGGGCAGAGGCTTTGAGCACCGCCGGCGCGATGGGGAACCTCTTCACCAACATGGGGTTCGGGCGGGATGTCGCCGCCACCATGTCCACGTCGATGATCGGTCTTTCGGGCGACATGGCGTCGTTCTTCAACATCAGCTCCCCGGAAGCCATCAACGCGATCACCAGCGCCTTTGTGGGGGAGTACGACGCTCTTCAGCGCCTCGGCATCCCGATCAACGCTGCCGCCGTGGAACAGTACGCGCTCAACAACGGCATCTGGGACGGCGTCGATGCGATGACGGAGGCGGAGCGGGCGACCGCCGTCTACGGGCTGGTGCTCGAAAACACCTCCAACGTTCAGGGTGATTACGCCCGGACCTCGGACGGCATGGCCAACCGGGTCCGCACCCTCCAGGCGATGTTCTCGAACCTCGCGGCGAAGATTGGCGCGGGGCTCCTGCCGGCCGCGACGGCCCTGACCGGGTGGGCGATCAGCGCGATCGACATATTCGGGCGCATCGCGGCGAGCCCGAAGCCGTTCGAGACGGCGATGACCGAGCTGCAGAACGTCCTCTTCAAGGCGTTCGGCCGGCAGACCGCGGCTCAAATCATGAAATTCGTCCGGGACCTGATCTCCGGATTCCAGAAAATCGTCAGTGTCGGCCGCCAGGTGGCGTCCGCCATCAAGGGGATCGCCCTCGATGGCCTTATGAACGCCTTCGGGTTCCTGGCTGACCACGGCGACACGGTCAAGATGGTCCTGCAGGGGGTCGCGATCGGCCTTGGGGTGGTCGCCGCTGCCTCGCTGGTTGCCGCTGCTGCCACCGGTGTCCTAGCCGGCGTGATGGCCGTCCTCTTCTCACCCATCACCCTGATCGTCGCGGCGATCGCGGGCCTCTACGTCGCCTACCAGACGAACTTCCTGGGCTTCGCCGATGGCGTGCGAGCGGCGATCGACTTCCTGATGCCCGGCATCCAGGCGCTCATCGGCCTGATGGATGCGCTGAAAGCCGCGTTCGCGGCCGACGGCTGGTCCGGTGTCTGGGACACGCTGAGGACGGCCGCCAGTGCGGCGTTCGCGGTCATCAAATCGGCGATCGGCGACATTGTCAGCTCGATCAGCAATATCGACTGGGGTGGCTTCCTCTCCGGAGCGTGGTCAGCGATCCAGACCGGGCTGCAGTTCGCCTGGGATGCCATCACCTCGATCGACTGGTCGCAGTTCATCCCCAACGTCGACTGGGCCGGCATCCTCGGCAAGGCCGGCGACATCGGGGTCAAGCTCTTCAACCACATCAAGAGTTTCATCACCGACGTCGACTGGATGGACCTGTTCACCAAGGCCGGGTCCATTGGTGCCCAGATCGGCGGGCACATCGTCGGCCTGATTACCGCGGTCGACTGGAAAGAGCTCTTCACCAAAGCCGGCTCCCTCGCTGGGAAGGTCGGGGACCACATCACCGGCCTCATCGCGGCGGTGGACTGGAAGGAACTCTTCACCAGGGCAGGATCTCTGGCCTCCAAAATCGGCGACCACATCGTCAGTCTGATCGGCTCGGTGGATTGGAAAGAACTCTTCACGAAGGGAGGTTCGCTGGCCTCGAAGGTCGGCGACCACATCATCGGTCTCATTGCTTCCGTCGACTGGCTGCAGCTCTTCACGAAAGCAGGCGAGATTGGTGGGACCATCGCTGCCCACATCGTGAGTCTGATTGCCTCCGTTGACTGGCTACAGCTCTTCACCAGGGCGGCCGAGATCGGTGGCGCGGTAGCCAGCCACATCATCTCTCTGATCACCGCGGTCGACTGGATGGCGCTGTTCACGAAAGCGGGATCTCTCGCCGCCACGGTAGGCGGCCACATCGTTTCACTCATCACCGCAGTCGACTGGAAAGCGCTCTTCACCAAGGCAGGATCCCTGGGGGCCACCGTTGGCGGTCATATCGTCTCGCTCATCACTGCGGTCGACTGGAAAGCGCTCTTCACCAAGGCAGGATCACTTGGTGCTACGGTGGGCGGCCATATCACGAGCTTGATCGCCTCGGTTGACTGGACGGCCATCTTCACCAAGGCAGCCGAGATTGGCACCGGGTTCCTCGGCCACATCAAGAGCCTCGTCACATCGGTCGACTGGACCGCGCTCTTCGGTGAGGCGATCGACGTCGCCCAGGGACTCCTCGACTGGATCACAGGCCAGATCGACATTCCGGATTTCCCAGGCTGGCCAAGTAGGGAAGAAATTCTTGCGGCCATCGTCAATGCTGCAGTTCCCGGCAACCCGATGGGTGGAGACGATGGCAACGGAACAACTACGGGTGGCGACAATGACGATGATGGCGGCGGTGCTGCCGGCGGCACCATCGTCAGGCCGAGCCAAGGCCGTGTCTCTGCTCCCATCGACTTCAGCGGGCTCGCCGGAGCGAAAGAGCAGCTCGCCGGCGTGGCTGGGGCCTTCGCTGCCCTGAAGGCCGCCTACGACGTCAACATCCCGCCGATCTCGCTTGGCTTCCAGCAGGCGCCACCCACCTGGTCGATCGCCCCCACGGCCTCCCTGGCAGCCATTCAGGGCGCATTCAACGCGAACCTGATGCCGCTGCCGCCGATCACCCAGGCTGCCTTTGGTGGGGCCCAGGCCGTGGCCGCTGCGGCCTCGGCCGGCATGCAGGCCGCAGTAACTGCCAACACCAGCACGATGCGAACCAATGCCACCTCGGCGTCCTCGGGGATGCAGGCGGCGGTGAGCGCCAACGCCAACACCATGAAGTCGAATGTGTCCCTGGCGATGGCCGGGACACAGATGGCGGTCGCCCTGCAAAGCGCTGCCATGGCCGCCGCCGTCAAGGTGCAGGGCCTCGTGATGGTGCAGAGCGCCACGAGCTCGGCCAACGCGATGCGCCAGGTGCTGACCGCAGGGGCCGCGGCGGCCGCCGCTGGCGTGTCGGCCGGACTGGGCCGGATCCCGGGCATCGTGTCCAGCGTCGGTGGGCAGGCGGTCGGTGTCGCGCGCGGCATCGGTGCCAACATCGGCAGCGCCTTCGCCTCAGGTATGGAGTCCCAGCTGGGGCGGATCCAGGCTGCAGCCAACGCCATGGTTTCGGCCGCAGCCACCGCCATGATCGCCAAGGCCATCATCTCCAGTCCCTCGAAGCTCTTCTACGGCATCGCGAAGTGGATCCCCCGCGGGGTGGTCGGCGCCATCCGCGACGGGATTCCTTCGGTGACCACGGCCATTGGTGACATGTTCAGCACCTACAGCCACCCGGCCGCGATCGGGGGCGGCATTGGCCTCACCGGGCCGCCAATGGCCCTCGGTGGCTATGGAACGGCCCCCCAGGTCAGCCACGTCACGCACCAGACCCTCTTGCTGGCCATGCCCTCGGAAGAGTGGCTCGAAGTCGTGCGCAACGCTGAGGCCGGCAAGGCCGCTCCGGAGCGCGTGGCGGCCCTGTTCAAGAAAGCCAAATCCCTGACCACCACCACAACCACCACAGGAGGCCTCTGATGGCCAGGTTCGTCTATGGCTCGAAACCTACCGGCAATCCCAGCGGCGCCGGCTATACCAATAGCGGCGTGATCCGGGGCACGACCCGCGCCGGCCGGGCGAAAGCCTGGTGGCTGCTGCGGCTCGGCGGCCGCGTCGGCGACAAGGTGCAGGGTGGGCCGAATCCCAACGTGGCCTTCCTGGCCTATGAGGCGAATAAAACGACCTGGCGACCGGAAGACAAGCTCGCCGAAACCGCACCGATCACGATCACCACCTTCGGTGATGCATCCTGGGGTGGGGCGACCGGCGCCAACGTCGAAGCCACCGTGCTGACGCCGATCCTGATCCCTGCTGGCATGCCGGTCACGCTTGCGGCCTACGGTGAAGGCGGCGACTGGTCGGCCGGCCAGGATCTCTCCGGGGCGACGATGCACCAGCGGACCGGTCTCACGGATCCCCCTGACCCCTTTGGGGGACCGCCGGGTACCCCACAAGGCAACATGGCACTTTGGGGGATCGGGTACGACACCACGGCGCCGACGATCCCTCTGGAAACCCTCATCCCACCGAGCGGCGGATTTACCACCGACACCACGCCGACGGTCGGAGTGGACTTCCGCTCCACCGAAGAGGAACTCGAGGGCTTCACGTTCGGCGAGCTCGACGAGTTGACCAATTATCAGATCCAGCTCTGGAACGGCGCCGGCACCGTCAAGGTCGACGATTCCGGTTTCGTGACGGCCAGCCCCACGGAGCAGAGCAACCGACGGGCCTCCTGGACGACCTCGGTCACCCTCAGCAACGGGCTGGCGATCGCCAAGGCGCGAGTGTGGAACAAGGCCGGCGAACCGAGTGACTGGCATGTCTGGTCGTTCAGCGTCAACGCCTCGAGCGTCGATGTTGCGATCGCGGCTGCCGACATTGCGATCGCGAGTCCGTTGCGCACCACCAGCCCAACCCCCGGGGTGACCATCACCTGGCACCACGGATCCGGAACTGCTGGCACCCAGCAGCAGTTCCGGATCCGGCAGCAGGACACCGATACGATCGTCCGGGCCGCGGGCACCTACGTCAACGCGATCGCCAACAACGCCACCGAAACGATCACGGGCGCGACGCTCTTCGCCGGGCTCAGCTGGACGGCTCTCCCTCGGGGTAAGGTCTACCGCTACGAGGTGCAGGGATTCGACGGAACGACGTGGTCAGGATGGAACCCCGGCCCCTGGTTCATCGTGAACGCTGCCCCCAACGTACCGGTCGCCCTGGATCCTCCAGCAGGCAAGGCCTTCACCTCGGACAGCTACCCAATCTTGCGGGCAGTCTTCAGTGACAACGACGACGACCCCAGCATCCTGCTTCCGGTGTGGTTTGTGCGGTCCGGTGGCAGTGGATCCGGTGCCCAAGTCACCGACACGCGCACATACCAAGGCAACGGTGTCTGGGCGATCCCCACGGACAGCGGAGATTTTCCCGCGGTGGGGGCCTACGAGTGGCGTTGCGTGGCCACCGATGCGGCCGGCACGGCTGGCACGTATAGCGCCTGGACGGCGATCACCCGCGTGACACCGGTCAACATTGTCTGGACGTTGCCCGTCCCGCCGGCCTCCCCCACCGATCCCACTGCTGTGATCGCGACCGCCACCCCCTCCTTGGGCTGGACAGTCGATCGCACCCAGGTCAGCTTCCGGGCCCGGGTCTACCAGATCAGCTTCGTGGACTGGTTCATAGGTGTCCTGGGCGAGGTCCTGGGTGGTGAGACTTTTGTGCGGCCACCGGTCTTGATCGACTCCGACGTAGTGGCGAGCTCGGTTGGCTCCTGGGCGATCCCCAGTGGGAAGCTGCGCAACCTGCTCGACTACACGATCGTCAACCAGGTCACGACGAGCGATGGTCTGACCTCGGAAACACTGAGTGGTTTCCGTCTCGAGTACGATCCGCGGCCGGCCGTGACGAACTTCACCGCCACGGCCGTGTCCGCCGCCTTCGACCTGGATTCTACCCCGAGCCGGATCCTGCTCAGCCATGATCCCGTGCCGGCATCAGCGGGTGCGCCTGGCACGCCCTGGGCGAGCGATGCGGAGTTCGGCGGCTACGAGTACCGGCGGCGCGACCTGGCCACCGATGAGGTCGAAACCCTCGGCGAGAACAGGGCGCGGGCAACAACGACCTGGTGGGATGACACCGCGTTGGGTGGCCACGTCTACGAGTACAGCGCGGCCTACACGGTCAGACAGGATCTCGATCAGGTGACGTCGGATCCCGCGCTCGATCAGGCCGCTGTGGTGATCGGGGGTGTCGTGATGGACGTCGTCGCCGGCGGTGAGGGACGGGTCGCCCTCCGCTACTTCGCCAAGGCACCCCAGGTCGCCCCGCAGCGGGATCGCGTGGTGCGCAAGTCGTGGTCAGCAAAGCCCCGGATCACGGCCGGCGCGACTGACTACCGCCGCTGGCGAGCGACCGCGCGCGTCTTCCAGGAGCAGGGTGCGACCTTCACGCCGACCGATCTGATTGCCGCAGCTGACGATCTCGGCCGCGGCTACCGCGACGCGGCCGGTCAGCTCGTGCCCAAGGTGGTCTGTCTGCGCGATGACCTCGGTGACCTGGGCTACTACTCGGTGCTCTCCGTGCAGTGGGAGCGCAACACCTTCGGCAACGTGCACGAGGTCGATTTCGACCTGATCGAAGTCGCATGGACACCAGCAACCACGTAAGGAGGGATCACCCGCCATGGACACCATCACCGTTCCGCACAAGATCCGCATCGAGGTCGCCACCTACCAGGGCGAATGGACCGCCGAGCAGATCGCCGCCGGGGAGGCCGGCACCCCCACCATCACGATCACGGAAACGTGGTACGAGCCGGGACCGGCTGGCTCGAAGGAAATCGTCGATCCGCTCCGGATCGACGCACTCGAAGCAACCACCTCCAAGGAGTAACCCATGGCCCTTACCACTGCCTTTCGCAACGCGCTCGCCCTCGCCATCACCGGCGGGGCGTTCACTGCCTTCAGTAACGCTAATTCCTACATCGGGGTCGGCGACTCTTCGACCGCCTTCTCGGCCGCCCACACCGACCTGCAGGCCGCGACCAACAAGTTCCGCAAGGCGATGGACGCCACCTATCCGACCGTGGCCACCAACGTCATCACCTTCCGCTCAACCTTCGCGACCGGCGATGCCAACTTTGCCTGGGCCGAATGGGGGATCTTCAACGCCTCCAGCAGTGGTGTGATGATGTCACGCAAGGTTGAAGCCCTGGGGACCAAATCCAGCGCCGAGACCAAGCAGGTGACCGCTACGATCACCTTGGCCGTGGCGTAACCATGGCCATTAGCAAGATTGGCCTGACGGCTGGCGGGGCGTCATCCTCGTCTAGTTCATTCGCCTACGACGCGGGGAGTGGGGCCAACCGCTTGCTAGTGGTGTTCATGGGCATCCGGGACAGTACGGATACCATCACCGCGATGACCTATGGCGGTGTTTCGCTCACAAAAGCGGTGGACGCCGGGGCCTCCGGCGTCCGTTCGCAAATCTGGTATCTGATTGAGCCAGCCTCCGGTTCCAATACGCTGGGCTGGACCGCGTCCGGCATTGATTCGTACTGGACAATTGCCTCCACCTACCAAAACGATGACGCGTGGTTGACCGGGCCAACGAATAGCGCCACCGGCACGGTGACCAGTTCGGACGTAGAGGTCACCACCACCGTGGCCTCCCTGATTTTGTCTGGCATGACCTCTGAGTCTGATTCCAGTGGCGCGGCGGTGGATTCGCCGCAAGTGACCCTGAATGACACGGATCAAGGGGCCTGGATCACGGCCTGTTCCTACGTGATCCAGGCTGCGGCCGGCGCCACCACCATGACCGAGCGGGGCGGGCTATCCGCGGCCAGAGCGCATGTGGTCGCGGCGTTCGGGAATGAGTCCGCCGGGCCAACCACGGTCGACATCACGGAATCCGGCACCGTAACACTGGACGCGGAATCCGTGGCGATGGTGTCGGCCCTGGACGCCACGGACTCAGGAACCGTCTCGGTAGCGGAAGCGATCGAGCTTGGCAGCACGGTGACGGTGGGCGATTCGGGGACGATGTCCGCCACCGAGGTGATCGACGTTGCGGTCACCTTCAATCTCGCTGACAGTGGAACAGTCTCGGCCACCGAAGCTGCTGTGATCGCGGCCACCACGGCCATCAGCGACAGCGCGACCGTCTCGGCCACAGAAGGCCTGGCGATTGCCGGCACCGTCGACCTGACGGACACCGGCACGATCAGCGCCACGGAAGCCATCGAGATCGCGACGGCCACGACGGCCGACGTTAGTGACGACGCAATCGTTTCGGTCACCGAATCCATCACGATCGCCACGACGACGCTGGTTGAGTTGACGGATGCAGGGACGATCTCCGCCGCCGAAACCTCGGCTCTCGCCGGCACGGCAACCATGAGTGACAGCGGCACGATCTCGGCCACCGAGGGCAGCACGATCGGCAGCACCCTGGGGGTTGCGGATGCGGGCACGGTCTCGGCCGCCGATGGAGCCGAGACCTCGAGCATCGAGATCCCGCAATACGTGCGGATGGTGCCCTTCGTCACGCCTGGTGCCTACGGGATCGCGGTGGAGTGGTGGCGAACCGATCGCTACGGTAACCACCTCGGCCAGATCGACCCCGCCTGGATCGAGGGGGGCACGATCACGATGAACGAAGACGCCACACCGAAGCGGGTGTTGAGTCTGAGCCTCGGGAATCCGGGCCTGCTCGCCCAGCTCACCGACTGGATCGTGCCAGTTCTCACCATCACGGATCCGGCCGGGAGCAAGATCAGTGGGCCGCAGGGCCGCTACCTGGTGCAGTCCGGCCCGGCCTCCACCGACGCCGCGGGCATGGAGCTCACGCTCGACAACCGCGACAGCACCTACCTGCTGGCGGTGGCCACCCGTGACGACCTGGTCTGGCGGACTGGGGTCGATGGTGGTGCCTTCTGCCGGCAGCTCGCCTATGAGGCGGGCTGGCGCCCTGACCAGGTCAGCATCCCGGATACCGGTGTCTCGGCCGCGAGCGATCGCACCTGGCCACAAGGCACTACCGTCTACACCGCGATGAGTGAGGTGATGGTGGAGGGCAATCACTACGCCCCCTGGTGCTTGCTGGGCGGGATCCTCGTGAGCAGCCCTTATCGACCGCAAACCGAGCTCCCGCCGGTGAAGACCTATTCGAATGCCACGGACGCCGACGCGGCCGAGATCGAGGGGGCGATCGTTGAGCAACCCGACACCGACCGACTGGCCAACCGGGTCACCGTTCGCAAGCTCGGCTATGGCGAGGAACCGACGTTGGCAGAAACGCTGGTCAACGACAACCCGACGTCCCCGGTGTCGACCTTGTCACTCGGCTACACCCGGGCGAATCCCCCGTATGACGACATCACTGAATGGCCGGACGGGATCGACACGGAGGCAGAGAAACGCGCCTGGATGCGTGAAAAGGGGCAAGCCCTGCTCTCCGATCGTGCGAGTCGGCTGCGCAAGCTGAGCCTGCCCGTCTTCCCGGATCCATTCGCCGAGGTGCACCAGACCGTGGGCCTCGAGATCCGGCACGGCGATCGGGTGACCTACAGCGGCCGGTGGTGGCGGACCGGCTACACCCTCCGCCTGGACGGAGCCAACACGACGATGAGCCTCGAGCTCAGGAGGGTGGAGCCATGGCAGTAGGGCACGGTGACGATGAGTTCCTGGGAATGTTCATCGCCCTCGAGGCCGAAGGTGAGCAACGGCGGGCTCAGGATCTCGCCGCCCTGAATGACGTGCGCCGGGTGACCGGGTTCAGCGGCCGGCGGATCACGGTGCAGGGAATCGAGGGAGGGCCCGAAGCGAGCCTGCCGGCCCTCGCCCATGTGGTCGCCAGCGTAGGCGATGAGGTGATGGTGACCCGGCTGGCAACCGGCTGGATTGTGACCGGCAACCTGTCGGCCCGGGAACCAGTGGAGTAGATTCGTGGAGGCAAGCAATGCAGACGACGATTCAAGGCGAGTTCGATGAGCGGCACGGAATGGGCACTAATCATTACAGCCGGGACAGGCCTGTTCGTCGCGCTGAGCACGGCCATTGGCAAGGCGGCAAGCTACGTGATTGGCCTGGTCCAGACCCAGTCGGAGCGCACAATCGCCGCTCTCCGGGAGGAGAACAAGGCCCTCAAGGATCAGCTCGCCCTCTGCAAACGGGAGCACGGCACATGATCGGGCGCTTCTGGCTGCGCGTCTTCAGTGCGTTGGGCATCGTCGACCTGGGCCGGCTCAAGGCCCAGGAGGAGGAGGAGCGGGCAGCGAAGTTGCGCACCGAGCGCATCCGCACTGGTGACTTCCTGGACGACCTGACGACGCTGGGGGGTGACTAATGAGCCTGCACGACCTTGACTGGAGCTCACTGCTCACCATTTCCACGCTGGACGGCCTGCTGATCTTCCTGTTCGGCTTCGCCTTCCTGGACAAGGCGCGCGACGAGTTCCGGATCGTCCGGGCCTCCGACCGCCTGACCAAAGTCACCTCCCGGACCGAACTCGGCTGGGCCCTGCGCAACAAGGGTCTGACGCTCGGCTGGCTCATCCTGGCGTTGGGCCTCGTGTTCCTGATCCGCGGCGTGCCGGGGTGGAATGAGCCTCGCTGGCTGGCCCTGCTCATTCGAGTGGGGGCGCTGTCAGCGCTCATCGTGAACAAATACTGGCGCTGGCGCACCATGCGGGCCCTGGACCAGCGCACGGCCGAAGCGCTGGAGGGCACACCCACCCACGCGATCGGCGACATCCCTGTACGTCGTACATAGAGCGCCATGGGCCGGAAACGGCCCTCCCTGGGCCGCAGTGGGCCCACACGATGCAAAGCACTACACGCTATGATGTGATTGATTACAGGGCCACTGAGGCTCCAGAGCGAGGTATTCCCCATGGTCACCACCGCGATCAAGACCACCACGCCGATCAAGCGCTCCCCGTCCGCCACACTCCAGCAGGCCGTCACCTGGGTGAAGAACACCCAACCGCAGCGAGAATCCGACGTCCTCACCTACGCCGCCGAACTCTGGCGACTCTGCACCGCGATCGGCTACGACCCGGTCGTCCTCTTCGCCCAGGCCGCTTACGAGACCGGCGTCCCGGGCAAGGGCCCGTTCGAATCGGAGCTCTGGAAGAACGACCTCAACCCGGCCGGGATCGGGGCCACCGACGCCGGCAAGCAGGACTACCGCGCCTATCACGACGGGGTCGACGCCGCCCGGGTCCACACCGTGCACATGGGCGGCTACCTCGAGGGACCGGGTCAGGGGTGGCTCGAATACACGATCTACAAGTACCTCGATCCCCGCTGGTCAGCCCTCCTGCAGTCGCGGCTCATGGGCACGGTCCGGAACGTCGAGGATCTCGGCTCGGGGAAATGGGCCACCCAGGACAAGGCGATCTACGCCAAGGGCATCCTGGCGCTGATGGCGCAGATCCAGGGCTCCGCGCAGCCGGTCCCACCGGATGAGGGCACCGAAGAGGACCCGACCATCCCGGACATCATCAAGGCGATCATGCCGCCCGTAATCTGGATCGGCTCCCCGAACTACCACGCCCGGGGCATGGACCCGATCGCCATGATCTTCCACTGCACCGACGACCTGAACCTGGCCAACACCCTCAGCTGGTTCCAGAACCCGACCTCCAACGCCAGCTCCACGCTGGTCATCGATCGGGACGGCAAGACTTACCAGTGCGTGAGCTCGAAGAACGCCCCCTGGACGAACGGCGTCGTGCGAAGCCCGAACCTGAAGATCGGCTACGTCCAGGAGATGCGCAAGCGGGGCGTCAACTTCAACAACGGCAGCATCACGCTGGAGTTCGTTGCCACGCCGTCGGTGCCGCCAACCGAGGCGCAATACAAAACCGGAGAGGCGTGGACGAAATACTTCACCCACCCCGATGTCTACGGCAAATCGATCAAGAAGATTCGCGGGTTCCTCGGCCGGCATGCCGACATCGATTCCGAAGGTCGGAGTTACTGCCCGGGCCCGGACTTCGACCTCTCGCGGATCATCCGGTCGGTTGGTGGAGACGTGTTGAAGCTCGCCTAGGGGATCGCATGCCACATCCCACGATTCGCGTATGGCCTGTTCGTAACCTGGCGCTCAAGCGGCGCAATTACCGGAGGCAACACCATGTCCGATCGCGCGCAACGATCCATTCGCACCCTCTTCCAGTCCGTTCTGGCCATCATCGCCGCCGGCGGTTTCGTCTCCATCTGGAACGTCGTCACGGAAAACCACCAGATCGATCCCGTGATCGCCGCGGTGGTGACGATCGTGCTCGGCCCCGCTCTGGTGTCCTGGGCCCAAAACGAACTCGAGGACGCCGGCAAAATCAAGACCGTCCTGAAGGAACCGGCCACGCCGGCGGCGGAAAAGAAAACCTACGGTCTGACTGGAGGCCCGCCCTGATCTCCTGACCTCACCCGTCGACCTCTCCGAACTCCAAGAACGCGCCCTCAGCTCAGCATGGGGGCGCGTTGCTGTAGGCCATCAGGCGGACAGCAATTGTCCGCCTGAGCCCGTCCGTACGGCTTTTTTCTTCTTTCGTCTTGCGTTTTAAGAACGTATGTTCTACTTTTGGGGGAAGGGAAACCGATTTTGTGGGACAGAAACAGCGGGAAGGACGGCCGGAATGCATCGACTGCGAGATCCGGCGTGATGAATGGCACGCTGGTCCTGGCCGATGGTCGACGCTACTGGCAGCGCTTTGAGCGCGGGGAGGGGAGAGTGTTTTTGAGCCTCACACCGGTAGACGGAGTCGGCCCTCGAGCCCTCGTGGAAGGTCCGTCAACGATGACGGTCGACGAGCTGCTCGATCAGGCCGAGGCCCAGCTGCAGCCCCGCCGAGCGCCGAAGCGCCGACTGGCGGGATCCTGATGGCGAGCGCACCGAGAGACTGGGGACCGTGGCCACCGGACCAGGACCGGATCAACCTCGTCATGCGCCGGGCCTGCAAGGCGCTGGCGAAACAGCTGCAGGGGGATGCCAGGTACAGCGGGGTGATCCTGATCGCCGAGCCGAAAGGGGCGCTGGAAATGGATGCCTGCTACGGCCCTGGGGTGAACTCGGTGTGTGCGGGAACGATCTTCGCCCTGGGTGCCAACCTGGGCTGGCTGGTGGAATGGGAGCCGGCCACGGAGACCGGGAAGCTGTCCGCCTCGCGGGTGGAGCACGAAGCGTTCCTCTGAGTGGCGGAATCTGGCCCCTGGTGGACGATGCGCGTAATTACTCTTATCCGCAAAGCAGCGTCGCGCGTGCGTGACTGTGGGCAAACGGGTTGCTTTATCCCCTGCCCTAAAGCGACACTGTGACCACATCCGAGGGTACTGAGGCCTAACGAGTCGATCACCGTTGATTGCTCAGTTGGTTCACCCGCCCTCAATGACAGTCAAAGAGTCGACCCCCGGCGGTGCTGGACACACCATCCGAGGGTCTGACCGGAGCCTTGAGGGAGGCATCTCGTGTCTGTAGAGCATCGTAGCACGCGACATCGTACCCTGTGCACCCCCCTGACCGGGTTGGTCCGGTCATGACGAAGCCACCACCTGAACAGTTCGCCGGCTTCGCCTCCCCCAACTACACCCAGGTCCCTGACGAGTTCTTCGACCAACTCCTGGCCACCCTCTCGGGGTCAGAGGTCAAGGTGCTGCTCTATATCTTCCGGCGGACGTTCGGGTTCAAGAAGGATGCCGACGACATCAGCCTGAAGCAGATCTGTGAGGGCATCGTCAAGCGCGACGGTGAGCGCATGGACAGCGGCACGGGCCTTTCGAAGTCGACAGCTGTGACAGCGATCAAGTCCCTGGTCGACCGCGGCATAATCGTCACCGCGCGCAATACCGACATCGAACAGGGTGATCAGCCGACCACTTACAAGCTTCGATTTGCTGGCGAAAAAGACCGGACACCCGTGTCCGAAAATCAAACAGGGGGGGTACCGAAAGACTCCACCCCCCGTGTCCGAAAATCGAACACACAAGAAACAGTCTTACAACAAACAGTTAACAAGAGATTGCCCATTTTGGATTTTGGAGAATTGGACCCGGTCAGGGACCGTGCGTTGATCGTGGGGAACCGAGACAAGCGTCCTGAGATCACCCCGGCCATGGGCAGGGATCCACAGCAGGCGGCGGCGTGGCTGGATGCCCAGCGAGACTGGGATGTGCGCTGGGGCAAGGGCCGGTGAGCGATGCCAAAACGGCTCCACATTTGTGGTCGGATTTTGGCATCGTGGAACGTCACAGTAATAATTTCTGTAATATTTTCCAGCGCTTTTCCGCAATCTCAGGCACGAATTCGCCGTGTGTGGAAAGTGTCTACTTGATCCCCAAGAACCTCTTCCACCCCGGCCGATCGTCTCGCACCACCAACGCGCTCCGAGACGCCGTCAACTCCCGGTCGAGGCCCTCCGCTCGCGCCTTCGCCTCGTCGGCCGCCAGCTGGGCCGCAGCGGCCCGTTCCTCTGCATGAAAGACCCGCTCCAGGGCCAGGGCCTCACGGCCCCGGGCCTCAGCTTCTGCGGCCGCCAGCTGCACGTTCCGCTCCGTGAGTTCCCTGATTGTCTGGGCCAGCGGTTCGAGGTCGATCGACTGGACTGCTGGCATGGTGGGTCGCCGCACCACAAGCGCATGGTCGTCGCCAGGGAACTCCCCATCGCGGCCGCGGCCCACCTCGTCGGGATCCAGTCCCTTCGCCAGCAGCTCCGCCCGGGTCACCGGAATGAAGTAGGTGTTGCCGATTTTTTCAGCCGGGATCCGCTCCGCTTCGATCCATTTGCGAATCGTACGCGGGTGCACGTTGTGGAAGATGGCAGCCGCGGCGGTGTCGATCAGGACCGTTTCGTCAGTGGGGGCCTCTTCCGGCCTATCGAGGGCCGCGTCGGGCCCGTCCGGGGTCGTCGTCTCGTCAGTCATCGCTCATGCCCAGGATCGCCGCGGTGCGCTCCAGGATGACCAGGTGCGGCTCGAGCAGTTCGGGATCCAGCTGATCGATCAGGTGATGAAGCCGGGCCCGGGTCGGGTTACGGTCATCGATCTCGTGGGTATCGTCCAGGTAGCCGGCAGCGATCAGGACATCGGCCTTGGGAATACCGAAGCCCTCGGCGATCTTCAGGCAGCTCTGGGGATTGGGCAGCCGATCGAGCGCCCAGTGATTGATATAGGCCAGGTCGACACCGATGCGGGTGGCGAATTCGGTACGGCTCATGTGCCGGGTCTTTAGCATGGCGAGGAACCAGCGGGCGAAGGGCGATCGCCGGTGGTCGATGCCGTGGTCGTCGCGGTCATCGTGGAAGAAGATCTCGCGATCGGTCATGGTCACTCCGGAGTCACAAGCTCGTGCGCAATGACGATAGGCAGCTCTAGTCCCATTTCCGGCGCGTAATGGACACCCCCGTACCCGCCAAGGAAGCCGATCGACTTCTGAGACTCTGGAATTTCGGAGAGGTCAGTATTTGTGGCGAGCAGGAAGTAGATGGGCCGGTTGAACATGAGCAGCGCCGATCGGACAATCAGACCATCTGTCCCGAGTTCGTAGCCTTGGGTGTCTGTGCCGGGGAAGCGCTGGATGATCGTGCCGCCGGCGTCGATCACCTGGTCACCGATCAACCACGGTTCCCACCAGAGGTCCTGGATCGGATCGTCGCCGGCATACACGTCAGGAGTTCCGGTCTGGTCTGGTGTCGCCAACGACTCGGGAAGGAGCACCTGCACCAGTTCTATGCGAGGGGCCGTGTCCTGGGCCGTGGCCCGCTGGGTGAGCATTAGGGCCAGCAGACTGCCGACAAGAAACGTGCGACGTGTGGTCATGCCATGTTCTCCGAGGATGCAACTGGTGTTCCGCATTCCATGCAGAACTTCGCCCCTGGATCGAGGCGGCTCTTACAACTGGCACAGAACGTCGGGAAGGTGACGGGGGCGGTACTGGTAGGTGCTGGTATCCACGTAGAAGGTGCAGCGGCAATTCCCGCGCTGGCCGTGGCTGTCTGTCCGCGTAACAGGGCTTCCATGCGCTCGTCTCGTTCGACCTGGCGTTGCCGCTCCGCATCCGCCTCGCGACGATCCCGTCTCTTTCCTCGCCAGCCAAGAAGCGAGAGCACAGCGAGTACCAGAGAGATGCCGCCCCAGATCGCCAGGTCTGGGAAGTCCCCGCTCGCAGCAAACCCCAGCACACCAGCGAGAGCGAACACCACGACAGAAATCATGGGGAACGGAATAACGAACGCGCAGGCAGCAAGCCAAAGCAACGACATGAAGACGCCAACAGCCCCCGATTGAGCACTTGCTTCATCGTTGGCTGCGTCACTCAGACCAGACACCAAAACGGTCTGCAGAAACATCACGGCGCCAAGCAACAGGCCAATGATCAGAACTGCAATGCGCATTTAGGATCTCCCCTCCCCTGCCAACTGCTCGAATACCGGAATGAACGCTGCGAGCTGTTCACTCGGAATCCGCTCGATCAGCTCCACCAGTCGATCTTTTACCGGACCCCGCGAGAAGGTCTCTGTTGGCACCATGTGACCAGCAGCGGCCGCAACCTCTTCGAACGGAATCCCCAAGGCGAGAGCGATCTTGTCGCAGCTGTCCCGAGACGGGACGTGCTCACCTCGTACCCATTTCGAGACCGTCGATCTGGGTACCTCGATACGACGAGCCAGTTCCCCTTGGCTCATTCCTCGCACCTTCAGCAACCCGGATAGCCATTGCCCGAAAAAGATGTCACTCACCACAGATGTGTCCATCGTTGGGGCCGCTTGCGGCCCTGGGGAATCGTCCCTTCGATGGTACACATGTGCCGTTGCGCGGTGCTTTACATTGAAACCGGGTCGTAGTATGGTTCCATTGTCACCACGACATGGTTCCATATGGGCGAGAGTTCCACCGATGAAAGGAGTGTCCATGATCTCTGCACCTGCTCGACCACCACGCGATCGCCGGCCGTACAGAGCCACGCGACTGCGGGAGGTGTTGGTTGAGTTGGATATCGCGCAAGCGGAAGTCGCTCGCGATCTTGGAGTGACCCGGCCGGTGGTGAACCAGTACTGCAACGGCTACCGGCACATGCCGATTGAGCGCGCAGAGCGAATTGCGTCATTCATCGGCCGACCCGTCTCGGAGCTCTTCGAACCGGTGGGCCCATGACGGCCCTAAACATCGCTTTATTTCTGGAAGTAAAGCAAGGCGCACACGAAAAGACCCGCTGCCAGGCGGGCCTCTCGCGGCCCCAATCGGGCCCCAAGGTTTTGAAATGAACAACCAGAGTATACCCCACTCCCAACGCCATTTGCTCGAGCGCGGCCGAGAGGCGAGGCGCGCCGCCGGCACTCTGCCCACCCGCTACTGCCGGATGTGCGGTCAGCTGCTCTCCGACCCTGAGTCGGTGCACCTCGGAATCGGTCCTGAATGCCGGGTGAAGGAGGCCGAGCTCGCCTCGGCGAAAGCCCGGTTCGTGCGCGGCGCTCGTGTGATCGTGGATGCCCCCGGGTGGCGTGAGGTCCATGGCGTGGTGAGCGGGTTCCATGCGATCCGGAAGGGGCGACGATCGCGCACCCCGGTCACGGTTCGACTTGGGGCCCTGGGCGTCGAGGAGAGGTTCGCCATCGACCAGGTGCGACTCGTGGAAGAGGTGCAGGCATGAGACTCGAATGTCCGCACTGCAATGCTGAATTCCCCACGAATCTCCGTTTCGAGGAACCACTGATGGCGCTCACCTATTGGCAGGTAGCGGGTGAAGGTTGGGAACTCGTTCAGGATGAGCCGGTCGGGTTTGGATCCAGTTTCTTTCGGTGCACGGTTTGTATGCGGGTTGTCCAGGACTGGTGCAACGAAGGATTCAATCTCTCGGACCTGCTGGACATGTCGCCGGCGAATGGTGGTGCCCAATGAATGTTCGCACCGAGCGGCCCGCCACCCCCTGGGCTGGCATTTTCAACGTCGGCGATCGCGTCCTGATCGTGAACAGCGTCCTCGGCCATGAGGGCCAGATCGCCACAGTGATTGGCTTCGAGCATTCCATCCGTCACTACCCCATCGTCGTGCAGTTCGCCAACGATGTTCGCCAGCTGTGCACGGCGGAGAGCCTGCGCTGGTTGGAAGGTGGTGCCCGATGACGCCTGCATTTGCCATTGGCAACCGCGTCCGCCGCAAGACGGACGGTCGTGTCGGCGTCGTTCGCGCCTTCAATCCGGATGGTGACTGGATCCGGGTGCAATTTGATGACTATCACAACGTCTTCACCTACGGATCCATGCAGGTCGAGCTGGTGCCGGCCGTCGAGAACCACGAGGCGAGCCTCACCACGCTGATGGTGGAGGTCCTGCGCCACGGCAATGACCTGCGGTTCGTGGAGCTCTCAGAGGGTGGCACCTTCTGTGAGGTGCAGAGCGTCGATCGTGACGAGCCCCACTACTACGGTGCCGGCATCGCGGCATCGCCACTCCTGGCCCTGGAAGCAGCCCTCGCTGATGGAGGTGCCGCATGGTAGCGATCCACGCCCCCCTGACCGCCCAGAAGCGGGTGCCCTCCCCCTGCCCAACCAACACCCGGGTGCGCATCACCGGCGGATTCCATCGCGGTCGCCGCGGCCGCCTGGTGCGGTTCAACGAAATCGCCGGCAGCGCCATCGTGCTGCTCGATGCGTCTGCCCGCCGCGCCCCCGGGATCCGCTCGCGCGAAGTCTGGTGCTGGCTCGCCAACATCGAGCCGGAGGTGACCCGTGGCGATTCCTGAATTCCGGGAAGGTGATCGGGTCCGCGTGATAGCCATCGATTTTCCTGGCGAGCCGACCGGCACGATCGACACCCATCACCCCGAGCGCACGGACCTGCCCTATCGCGTGCGCTTTGATCTCGAAGGCATGCGGATGTACGCCTTCGAGCCATGGGAGCTGGAGCTGATCGACGACGAGGGGGCAGCCGATGACTGAGCCCAAAGCGTTCGATCCCGCCCGTCACCTCACCCTCGTCTCTGGCAAGGAATACCTCGAGGTCAAGTGGCGCCTGGTGTGGATCCGCTCCGAGCATCCCGACGCCATCATCGAAACGGAGCTCGTCTCGCACCACGATAACGAGGCCGTGTTCCGGGCCTTCGTGAAGATCCCGGATGGTGGATCCGCCTCTGGCTGGGGGTCGGAAGACTCCCAGGGATTCGGCGACTACCTCGAGAAGGCCGAGACGAAAGCGATCGGCCGGGCCCTTGCGGCCCTCGGATATGGCACCCAGTTCTGCAGCGACTTCGACTTTGGCGCGGCTGGCGGCCGCGTCGTTGATGCCCCGGTGCAGTTCCGGGCGATCGGCGGCCAGCAGGACCGCAACCAGGGTGGTGGCGGTGGCTACGACACGGCGGCGACCGATCGTCAACTGAAGCTGATCGCCTCCCTGGCACGCGATCTGAAGTTCAGCCGCCAGGATCTCGAGGCGACGGCTCAGGAGGTCGTTGGGGTCGCATTCGACGCCCTCACCCGGCGGAGTGCCTCCACCCTCATCGAAACGCTGAAAGAGCGCGGCCAGGCGAAGTTGGGAGGATCCGCGTGATCCCCCGTTCCCCTGTTGCCTTCGCCAGAATGGTCGCCCTCGGGCCCATCCCTCACGAGTTCACCAACACCGAAGCGACCATCGCTCGTGCTGGCTACCAGGTGTTCACCATGGGCCGCGCTGAGCGGCCCTGGGAGTACCTGCAGGAGCACGAGCGGTATCGCTGGAAGCTCGCCGCCAACCTGGTGTGTGAGCACCCGGACGTCCGGGCTGATGAGATCCGCGATCGCAAGCTCGCCGACATGGCCCACGTCAGCTGGAACGATGTGCCCCAGGAGGAAATCGACCGGTGGTCGCGGGTGGCCGGAGCCATGCGAGCAACCCGGACCCGGATCTCGGTCGAAGCAAGGATGGTCATCAGTGGATGACATCTGGTCAGTGGCCACCACCGTGCTCTACGCCGAGCGCGAATGGGCCGACGTCGTCGCCGAAGCCCAGGCGGCTGATCCCACGCCGTGCCCGTGCCGGCGATGCCATCGCCTCCTGACGGCCAAGGAATCAATCCGGGCCGGTATCGGCCCGAGCTGTGCGGCCCGCGAGGCCGCGAACTGGCAACTCCCTATCGAGAGGAACCCCGCATGACTGATGTGAGCTGGCCCCTATTGCGGCTGATGCATCGCGAGTTCGATCTCCCCCACCTGAGTCCCTACGAACTGGCCCAGCGCCGGCTGGCCACACGCGACGTCGGGGATCCGCACCTCACGGTCGTCTGGCACCTGATGGCGGCCGCCCAGTGGCGGCATGAGGACGGCTGGCTCTGCGAGGGCGAGATGCCGGCGGTGTCGGCTATTGCAGCTGAGCACGACCTGACGTTGCGCGAGGTGCAGGTTTCCCTGGTGGCGTTGGGAGACATCGATGTCCTGACCTTGTGCGGGCCGGAAGTTCGGTCTCCCAACGGCTCATACCTCCTGGACATCGGGGAGCTCCCGGCGCGGTGTCAGGCGCTGGTGCCACCCCCTCCCCCACCGCCGATTCAGAAGCAGCCACCCCTGCCATCACTTCCCTGGTACCTGCGTCTGGTGGTGGCCGTCCTGAGTTTGCGATCGATGGAAGGGCCGCAGCGATGACCAGCATCACCGACCCCCGGAACACCCCGTACATGGAGCTGGTGAACGACCTCGAGGCCGAAGGGTTCGCGGTGCGACTGGACAAGGTGCGCGGCGACGTCGCCCGGGTGCGAGTCGAACGCCACACCGGCCGGACCTTCTACGACTATCGCGAGACCACTGAATCGACGGCCGGCTATTCCACCGCCGTGCTGCGAGCCTGGCACAAGGTCCAGGACGCCAAGGCCGATGGCGAGATCGGCAACCTGCTCGAGGAGTCGATCTACCGGACGGTCAATGGCCAAGAGCTTCACCAGGTCGCGAGAGACGGGGGGCAGTTCTAACCATGTCAGTGAAGGTTGCCGGGTGGGTCTGGGACCAGCCCTTCCAACCTGTCGAGAAGCTGATCCTGCTCAAGCTGGCTGATCACGCCCACCACGACGGAACCAATGTCTACCCCAGCGTTGCAGAGATCGCTCATGCCACGGGCATCGGCGATCGCCAGGTGCAGCGCTATCTCCGCGACCTGGTGAACCGAGGCGTCCTGGTCATCGACGACCGTCTGGAGGGCGGTCGCGGCCGCTCCCGGGTCTATCGCTTCACCTTTGCAAAGGGTGACGCTCACGACACCCTTTCCCGCCCCGTAAAGGGTGACATTCACGACACCGTTTCTGCTGATCGAAAGGGTGACGCCCACGACACCCTTTCTGGCGAGGAAAGGGTGACATCTGGCGCCATAAAGGGTGACACCCAGGGTACTGAAAGGGTGACATCTGGCGTCGTTTTGGAAGGCGACACCTTATATGAACCGTCAGTTAACCGTCAGGAAACCA